TGCCAAACGTAACATTCTACTCTTACGATCTTAGTAGTGCCACAGATAGGTTACCTATTTCTCTTCAGAGTGATATCCTTGCCAAATTATTTGGTTCTGGATTTGCTCAGAATTGAAGAACTCTCTTGTCAGAGAGGGACTGGTATCTAAAGGAAGTTCCTTACAGATATTCAGTCGGTCAACCTATGGGGGCCTTATCATCATGAGCAATGCTTGCATTGACTCATCATGTAATTGTACAGGTAGCTGCAGCAAGAGTTGGTAAACCCTTGTTTCAGTCCTATGCATTACTTGGTGATGACATAGTTATAGCCGATGAGGCTGTAGCTAGATCTTATCACATGATAATGACTAAGATTCTCGGGGTTGAAATTAATTTATCCAAGTCATTAGTCTCTAACAATTCTTTCGAATTTGCTAAGAGATTGGTGACTATGGATGGAGAGGTTTCAGCTGTGGGAGCTAAGAATTTATTAGTAGCTCTAAAGAGTCAGTGAGGATTATCCTCAGTGATCTTAGATCTATTTAATAAAGGCTTAGGCTTAACCGAACCTATACTAAGGAACATGTATCTTAAGATACCTACTTTGGGTCATAAACCCAATATTGGTATAACAAGATTATTGTGACTAGTATTAGGTCCATTTGGTTTTATCCCATCTAAAGATGGCCTATCGGCTTCAATGAAGTTGAATAGATCGCTATCTCTAGTAGATATGCATATTTTGTTATCTTGCATTGACGAGGCCAAGTTTGACTTGGACTTGAAAATGTGAACAACTAATATGCAGGAAACAATCCATATCTTATTAAGATTTGGAATGTTATCTGAACCAGCTGGCTTTGAAATCTTTACAGATTTCACTTCTTCACCGTTATACTCTTTCATAAGAGGACAATTTGGAAACAAATTGTCACAACTTGTGATCGATAAACCGGTAAGAAGGTTCATCTTTAACGGTCCTCTCCTTCACTTCACTTTTTATAGTGAGGGTTGGGAGAAGAATTTAATGGACTCTATTACTGCAACCATCAAATCTGATGATGCACTAACAGTGTCTCCATTAAATCCGTTCTTGGATGATAATGTCATCCTACCCTTAAAGGGGAATGTTAAAGGAATAAATTTCTTTAAACATGTCCTTTCTTTAATGGCGGAAAGGGATCCTGCAACTGTGGCTAGATGATTGTAATAATCATAAGCTACGCATTGCGCGGAC